GAGGCTAACACAGGCTTCGCTGGTGATGATGGTGCTCAAACAGCACTCGCAGTAGGCGGTACACCTCCAACTGCTGTGTTCACATCTAACGCAGCTCCAAAGACAGCAATGGCAACATCTAAGGCAGAATCTTTAGGTGATGGTGATGCTGCTAACACATTCCATGAGATGGCATTCTCAATCGAGAAAGTAACTGTAACTGCAAGAACAAGAGCACTCAAAGCTGAGTATTCTATGGAACTTGCTCAAGACTTAAAAGCAGTACACGGTCTTGATGCAGAAACAGAACTTTCTAACATTCTTTCAGCAGAAATTCTTGCTGAGATAAACCGTGAAGTTGTCCGTACAATCTATCAAACTGCTATTGTTGGTGCCCAGACAGGTGTAACCACAAAAGGTAAGTTTGACTTAGATACAGACTCAAACGGTCGTTGGATGGTTGAGAAAATCAAAGGTCTTGCGTTCCAGATAGAGCGTGAAGCTAACGCAATCGCCAAGTTGACTCGTAGAGGAAAAGGTAACATAATGATTTGTTCATCTGATGTTGCTTCTGCCCTCGCTATGGCTGGTCTACTTGACTACAACTCTGCGTTGCAATCTCAAGTTAATCTAACCGTAGATGACACAGGTAACACATTTGCTGGTACAATGTTTGGACGTATCAAAGTCTATATTGACCCATATTCTCCAGTAAGCTCAACAAATGAGTTTGCAGTTGTTGGATATAAGGGTACAAATGCTTATGACGCTGGTCTGTTCTACTGCCCATATGTACCACTACAAATGGTCAGAGCAGTTGATACTGGTACCTTCCAGCCAAAAATTGGATTTAAGACTCGTTACGGTCTTGTGTCCAACCCATTTGCTGATGGTACAGATGCAACCACACAAGGTGCATTAACTGCCCAGACAAATAATTACTACCGTGCTATTCAAATTGCTAACTTAATGTAATAGAATAGCAACACCCCGCCTAGAGGCCCCTTGAGGGCCTCTTTTTTTATCTCCGCTTTTAGTTATGGATAAATAACATTATGGCAGTTACAGATACAAACCCAATCAATCCAAACTTTCTACACCCGAATAAGTTTGTGTTCTCTATGGCGAGAGCACCGAACTTACAATACTTTTGTCAATCAGCAACTGTGCCTGGTTTGTCATTAGGTGAAGCAGTATTCAACACACCATTTGTTGATCTATTCTCTCCAGGTGAAAAACCAATCTATGATTTATTAAACATAACTTTTCTAATTGATGAAGATATGAAAGGGTGGTTAGAGATACATGATTGGCTCCGTGCTATGACATTTCCAGAAAGTTATGAAGACTATAAAAGATTACCCAAATTAAATAAGTTTGCAGACAGGCCGAACTTCCCTCAGTTTTGTGATTGTTCTCTCACCTTGTTTACCTCAGCGAACAATGCAAAGTTTAGGTTTTTATTCAAAGATGTATTTCCAACAACACTCTCTACCTTTGTAATTAATTCTGCCGATAGTCCTGAAGAGGTACTTACGGCAGATGCCACATTCAGGTTTGCCTATTATAATGTTGAAAAATTCTAAGAATTAGTGTATACTCCTAATAGGAGGATATTATGAACGCAGCTGAAAAAATATTAGAAATGTGGGAAAAAGATAGTGAGATTGACCGCACAGAACCGGGTAGAGAACTCACGAATGTACCCAAACTACACAGTAAATATCTAGCTATACTATCAAAGCATAGGCTCTTGGCGAAGAGTGCCGATATTAAGTATGTGAAGATGAGAAGAATAAAATGGGAGTATTACACCGGCAAACTAGATGAAGAAGAATTAAATCGAAGAGGGTGGGAACCTTTTCCGTATGTACTCAAATCCGAGTTGAATACATACTTAGAGAGTGATGATGATTTGAATAAGCTTGTAATTAGTAGGACAATGCACCAAGAGGTCGTTGAACTATGTACAGGCATATTGAAAGAATTAAATAGTAGAACATACCAACTTAGATCATTGATTGATTGGGAGAAGTTTATACAAGGTGTCTGATATTATACTACATAAAGAAAATGAAGCCTTTCTAAAGGTAGAATGTGAGGACCATTATGCGGTGGAACTATCTAATTATTTTACTTTTTTCGTTCCTGGTTATCGTTTTATGCCGGCCTACAAAAACAGAATATGGGATGGAAAAATTAGACTCTTCAACTCACGAAGCAGGACAATCTACTCAGGCCTAATACCATACATCAAAAAATTTTGCGGCGAACGAGAATATAAACTCGATATTTCTCCAGATGTTAATATAACACATTCACTTAGTCTAGTTGAGGCAGTTGAGTTTATAAAGACATTAGATTTGCCATTTGAACCTAGAGATTATCAAGTTCAATCTTTTGTTCAATGTATTCGTAATAAGAAAAGATTGTTGTTATCACCAACAGCATCAGGTAAATCACTTATCATTTATATGATAGTTCGTTACTTAATGAAGTTAAAGTATCAAAAAGGTTTATTGATTGTGCCTACTACATCTCTAGTAGAACAGATGTATACAGATTTTCAATCATACGGCTTTGACTCTGATAAGTATTGTCATCGCCAATATTCTGGTAAAGAGAAACACACAAATAACTTTTTGACAATCACAACTTGGCAATCAGTTTATAAAAACGATAAGGCATACTTTGAACAGTTTGATTTTGTAATGGGTGATGAAGCACACCAGTTTAAAGCTAAATCATTAACTACAATATTGTCTAGTTGTATTAACTCTAAATACAGGATAGGAACAACAGGTACTTTAGATGGTACTCAAACTCATAGACTAGTTTTAGAGGGACTCTTTGGACCTGTTTATAAAGCTACATCAACATCAGAACTTATAGAGAAAGGGCAGTTAGCAGGCTTTAAAATAAAATGTCTTATACTGAAATATGAAGAGCAGATAAGGCAAGAGGCCAGAAGATGGAACTATAATCAAGAAATAGAATATATTGTTACCAATCAGGCAAGAAACAATTTTATTTCTAACTTAGCTTTATCTTTAGAAGGCAATACATTAATACTCTTCCAATTTGTAGAAAAACATGGGAAAAAACTATATGAAACAATTGAACATAAAACAAGAGGTAGGAAAGCTTTCTTCGTTTTTGGAGGAACAGATGCAGAAGTTAGAGAGTCTATTCGAGGAATCGTTGAACGAGAGAAAGATGCGATTATTGTGGCTAGCTATGGTACTTTCAGTACCGGTGTTAATATTACTAATCTTCATAACATAGTATTTGCCTCGCCAACAAAATCAAGAATTAGAAATCTACAATCAATCGGGCGAGGCCTTAGAAAAGGAAATAATAAAGAAACTGCCGTACTATTCGATATTGTAGATGATTTTCGTATAGGTAAATTTGCAAACTATACGATTAAACATTTCATAGAAAGGTGTAAAATATATGATGACGAGAAATTCACTTATAAATTTTACAACATAGAGCTCAAAAATGGAAAAACAGATCAAGATAATAAGGTTGCAATCGGGTGAAGACATCATTGCAACTTTTTCAGAAAACAAAAGAACAAAGAAGGTTACATTAGAAAACCCTATGCACATTATTTTTAAAAGACTTTCAAGCAAAAGTGGCCCAGTAATGTATATGGTGCCTTGGTTGCCAGTAGAAATGCTAGATGAAGATAAAGCCTGTTTTGATTCGTCTAATGTATTAGTAACACTTGAACCTAAAAAAGATATGTCTGAATATTACCAAGACTTAGTGGTCAAGAGTTTAGAAAACTTAAAAGACATTGAAGGAGATATGTTTGAAGATGAATGGGAAGAGATTACGGAGGAGTATATAAATACTACACCAAAGAAGAAAGGTGATTTGTTACACTAATGAATTATGAAAATGTGATAGTGAAAAAGCCGTGGGGCCAAGAGTATCTTTGTTATCATAATAATAATGTTGCGATTTGGTTTTTACATATAAAAGAAGGTCAACAAACCTCAATGCACTGCCACCCTAATAAAAATACAGGGTTTGTTGTGCTTCAAGGTAAAACATTTTTATCTTTTCTTAGAGGTGGTGTTGAGATAAACGGGCTGAATAAAATTAATATATTCAGGTCAAGATTCCACTCGACAAAAGCATTAACTGATGCTTACATTTTTGAAATAGAAACTCCAGAAGATAAAGGTGATTTAGTTAGACTAGAAGATAATTATGGTAGAGTTGGAAAAAAGTATGAAGGTTCTAGTCACCATGAAAATAAAACAGAAGAATGTTTTTGGTTAGAAGAAGCTTCAATTGAACCTGAGGAGTCTTACCTTTGTGGTTGTGAAATGAAACACACAATTATTGAAGATAAACAATTATTATTAAATAAAGAAGAAACTGAAATGATAGTAATTACAGGTGGCGGGCTTGTAACAAAAGAAGGTCAAAATATTTTATGGCCCGGTGATGTAATAGATGGTAAATCTTTAGAAAGACTTGCAAACAAATTTGAATTAGGTAAAAA